CTACTAAAGAATCTTGTCCCTGACCCAAATTTATCATTTGAGACCCTTCAATTAAATTATTTTCCACTAAAATATTTAGATCTCTTTTCTTAGATTCTGGTGTTATTTCGGCGGGAGGAGCTTCACCTGCTGGAGGTAACTCAGGTTCTCCTCCAGGTATCTCACCACCTCCAAATGATGGAGGAGGTCCTAATTCTTCTCCTCCGTCCATTGTCGTAGAAGCACCTGCCGTTGGTGTTGACCCTGTTTGGCTACCATATAATTTGTCAATATTATCAAACAAACCAGTTTTTGTTATAACAGTTGGAGTCGCCTTTAATTCTTCACCAACGGCTCTTTCAATTCTTTGTTGCTGTAAATCCAAACGAACTTCGTCATCTGACCATCCAAAAATATGTTTCTTCGCCCATGTGGATGAAGTCGCTTGAATTCCATTTCCTGGATCGGAAACCAAATCCTTGTATAATAATACTTTTTCTTTCCAAACATCGATTTTTAATAAATCTGCTTGAGTGGATGGATTTGTTAAACCAATTGTAAAATTTGAAAGTTCGTCTTCAAATCCCAATAAAAATAAGTGAACAATTGCGATTTTGTTCAATTCCGCAATCATACTCTTTTGAATTCTGTTGATGGTACGAGCGAATCGTATATCTTGTAACGCCAAATTTTTACCATCACCAACAACTTCTTCAAATCCTAAGAACGCCTTTGGTACTCTTAAAGCAGTTAATAACTTCTTTTGGATATATTCAATATCGGCAATTTCAGATAGGTTAGTTGCGCCAGGTAATGTTGTAATTGGGTCTGGGGCGGATGGGTCCCTTACAGGAATAAAATAATCTTGGTCAACCGCCATTTGGTTGAACCTCATATCAACATTACCAGTTTTGCTATCAACGATTTGTTCTCTTTTGAACTTGTTGGCAACACGTTGTACATAAGCCTCAACATCGTCATCATTCATGTTTCCAACGAATACTTTGAACATTCTTCTCTCAGGGGCTCTTGATGTACGATAAATCAACATCGCATCTTCTGATAGTAATAGTTGTTTCCAAATTCTTCTTGCTTTTTCCAACATAGAAGTACCGTAAGGAAGTTTTCTATCATCACCCAATAATCTGAAGTGAGCTATTTCCCACGATTGGAATTCCATATTTTTATTTTTCCATGTAAAGTGTAAAGCCTTTCTATCTTTGTCTACTTCATTTTTTACATCAACAGAAATTTTACCACTTGCTCCAACCTCATGCCTCTCAATTTCAATAGTCGGTAATTGTTGTACTCCAACAATACCCTTTTCAGGGTCTAACTTCAAATAGACAAAGTTGTCGCCATACTTACACGTGTTACGTGTCCACATTGGTAAGTTTGTATTAATATCCAAAGCATTATTGAATAAATCAGCCAACACTCCTTTTATCCTTTTAGATTCTGAATAAATTTGTAATATGAATCCGTCTTCGTTTGTTGTGGTTGACTCCTCGGCATAAATGTCTAACGCAGCAGAAATCTCAGGAGTATATTCCATTGATTCATAGTCGTATTGTGCTGATAATCTTGTTGGTTCATAATAAATCGCCTGAGAATAAAGATTATTTTCGACCTTAGACCACTGATTGGTAAGATAATATGTTTGTTGTGCTTGAAGTTTTTCTTTCTCATACTCCTCTCTGCTCTTTGTGCGTAGGAGTTCCTTTTTATCAAACTTGAATGTTGGATAATCTTGATTTAATAATGAGTTAGGTCCAAATGTTTGTGACAGTCTTTGCCAAACCGTCATATTTTGTTCTGCCATAATCTAAATTTACTCTTTACCTCAGTAATATAAATAGTTATCTAGCTCCAAATAACCAACCATATTTTTGGTAATCCGCTTTAGAAGCCCCATTATTATTTAGGTTTGTATCTCTACCCATCTGAGGTATTAATGGATTAAAAAAATCTGAAGTATTTTTATTTTCATTCATCACAGTGGACCACGAATTTAACATGGCTTTTGTATGATTAACAACTTTTGTTAATGACTGAAATGACTTCTCTGCAACATAAATTGCCATGGAAAGGCCCATAATACAGTCATCATGTTGTCCTTTTTGGTGATCAGGTCTTCCATTAATGTATACAAAGGTATTCATCTCATTATACGTTCTATGTGAATATATCTTAAATCCGTGTCTAACCCCCTCTTCAAATGCCGCTATAATTTGAACCCTTTTTGTATTGAAGTTAATTCCAGGGATTTTATCATTTATTTTTGGATCCCATTTCCATTTATTTGAAGTATCAACCCCATCAACATATAATCCCCCTTGATATTGTAATTCCTGCATTTTCCTGGCAGTTGATACTCCCATACCTCCAGTAATATCAATTACACAGAATGCGTTGTACATTGTTCCCCACTTATAGGCAATTTCCGCTAATACATCTGGTGGAACTTTACCAACATATTCCAATACTTGTTCCCGTTCATCAAAGTCAATGATTTGGATTGATGAAAAATCCTCAGAGTCCCCACGAGAAACGTCAACCCCCATAACATACTTATGACCATTTACAGGTTCCTTAAAAATCCATAGAGCATTTCCCATAAGTTTAGCTTGTGGGTTCGTTAATTGGTTTTTAGAAATGTTTTGCATTAAATCAGAGTCGAACACATTGTCACCTGACCCCAAGAAATTACATTCAAGTTCTTGAGCAACTTTACGTCTATCGTACTTGAGTTTCTTTACCATTCCTTCGAACCATGCGGAACAAGGCTTATATCCTTGAGAAATATAATCAGTTACAATAGTATGGTCTCTATCGTAGGGGTTATCCTTACTTAAGGAAATAACGGCATCTAAAGGATAATCCTCTCGATTCAAAAGATAATGAACCAAATCATTTGTCTTTACCATGTACAAATCTTTGGTGTAACGAGGGTCTCGATACCAAAACATTTCAGAGATTTTGAAATCATTCATTCCTCTTAATGCTTGGTCATATATTTCATAATAGATTGGGTCGTAACCATTTGGAGTAGAAACTACAATAACTTTACCACCCGTGGATAGTGATGCCATACAAGCAGACCAGAAGTCTCCATCTGCTTCGATAAAGGCGGCTTCGTCAAAAATAAGAATTGTTGGAGTATATCCTCTAAGAGCATCTTTGGATGTTGCCACCGCTTTAACTTCACATCCATTATTAAGTTTGAAATGTCTTTGTGAATTTTTTTCTGCAGAAAATCCAATATTAACCCAATCAGGCCATTGTTCAATAAATGCCCTTATTTTGTTAGCCATTTCCACAGAGGTATCCAACTTGTTGGCGATGATTAGAACTTTTTCAGGTTTTTCCTTTCTTGCAAACGCAAGTTTTTTTGACGCCCAAGCCGCGGTTACAGTTGAAACCCCAGCTTGTCTGTATTTTAATGCAATGTTTTCGTTGTAGTTTTCGTAATCTTCAAGTAGTGAAACTTGGTCAGGAAAAAGTTCTAATGGGACATACTTTGATACTGTATTATCGTATGTCTGTAAATAAGAACGAAGTGCATAAGGAGTACTCCTCATACACTTCGTATATTCTATAATTAATTGTTCTTTGTTCACAAAATTAAATCATATTCGGATTTTTTATGGTCTTGGAATTCCTAAATCTCTATAAAGGTCATCAAGTCCAAAATCATCATCGTCATCTCCGCTTTCAGGTGTTTCTTCACCCTTGAAATCATCATACTCACTCTTTGATTGTTGAGCTTGTTTCATAATTTCTTTGAATTTCGCAGTTGCCTTTTTCACCTTACCCTCGTCTTCAGATATAGCATTACCAATAATATCTAAGAATTCTTTAGCAGGTGTCTTATAAAGGATTGAATGAAACCATGGTGTAAGACCTTTGTTGTCCTCATCGAACATTTCATCAGGTAATGCAAATCTAATCTTTTCGATAATCTCAGGACCGATTCGAAGTTGCATTGGTTCATTTGACAATACATCAGTTACGTCTCTTACTTGTTGAGACATCTCAGGGTCTTCAGGTAATCCATGTCTACCAATAGATTCTTCAATGCCTTTGATAATCTCGTGACACAAAATTGGAAATATTAGACCTTCTGCGACAATTTTGGTATCAGGTTTTTCTTCACCACCGTCTTCGTCCTCATCTTCGTCATTGTTTTCCAACTTAACTTTACCCGCAACACCACTTCCGGTTTGGGACATTTGTTCAATCATTTGTTCCATAGAGAAATACATGAAATCATTGATTGCCATTATTCCTAAATAAGCAGGATATAATCGAGGATCTATCTCATCCAATCTTTGTTTGACTTCAGGTTTTTGGAAAATATAATGTCCTTTTTTAGCCGCCCCTTGAACCAAGGCGTTAATCATGTTTCTTTTATGAATTTCCAACTCTCTAATTTCTTCATCCGTCAAATCCTCAACATCAAAAGAAGGGATTTCAAGTGGTGGGGAGTCTTGAGATTTTTTTGGTTTTAGTTTGAAATCGGAAATATTGATAGGTGCTCGATTTAACTTTGCTTCGATTGTAAACCAATCATTTGGTACTTGAGCCTCTTCTAAACAAGCATCGATTGCTAGTTGTTCTAATTCCTCTCTGTGTCTGCCTTCAATATTTGTAATCATAGGAACTTTACTCATCATCTCTTGGAAAATCATTCCTTGAACTTGCTGAGAACTAATATCTTCAATTCCTGTTACTTGTTTCAATTTATCGGCAACTTTACCAAATCTCGAACTAACCAATCTTTCAACATCCTTAGTACCCTTTTTCATTGCCGGGCTAGTTGCGAACATTCCTTCAGGACTTGATAATTTTCGTTCCAATCTTGGGTCCATTCTTTCAGGTCTGTCCCCGTAACTTATTTGTTCTTTAATCTTCGCCATTTTATTTATTTTAATAAATTTAAGATAACATCAATTACTTCTTGTTTAGCCTCCTCAGGAGATATTCTTCCCGCTTTTGGTGCAATTTCTTCACCAGGTCTTGGATTTTTTCCAGGATGTGAAGGTCTCGTTGTTGGCTTAGTGCCAGGTTTGGTAATTGGTTTAGTTGGGGCAGTTGTTGGTTCCCCCGCCTTTGGAGCAATTTCCTCACCAGGTCTTGGATTTTTTCCAGGATGTGAAGGTCTTGTTCCAGGTTTTGTATCTGGTTTTGTGGTTGGTTTTGCAGGTGCGGTGAGTGGTGAATTCGCTTCTGAAAGATATTTCAATAAGTCACCCTTTGTAATTCTCGGTAGTATGTTTCTTTCCACGATTTTAGTAATTTCTGATTCGATAAACAAAGATACAGGATTTTTTCCTTCTTCCAATTGTTTTTTTACAGACTTTACGCATCTTTCGAATTTTCTTGTTTTTTTAGGGCCAACCTGTGCATGACAAATTGCCCAAGGGTTTGGTTGACCTGGCTTCAAATCTTCCTCGCTCATTCCCATCTTTTGTCTATCATTATCAGAATCATCATCCATACCATCAGGAGCCATATCATTAGCCATGTGAGGTGCGTCTTGACCTGTTAAGTTTTGTAAAGCATCTGCACCCAAAGCGTTTTTGTTGTCAACATCATCTGTTTCATTTTCTTTGACTTCACCTTCTGCCGCAGTTGCCATAACTTCTTTTGTATTTGGGTCCTGACTTACAGAATACCCTTTAGGGTTCGGAGGTAAACTTCCTCCTTTAGGACCGACTTTGTATGTTTTTTTCGAAGGTACTTCAACGACCTGCTCAGAAATGTATAATTTACTGTGAAGGGTTTCTATTTGAGACTCCGTCAGTTTTTTAACCGTATTTGCAGATAAACCCTTATCGATTAAATCAAGTGCTTTTTTATTAACTTTCATAAACTACTTTTTTTTCGAATTCTAGTATCAAATCTCTTTCGTAGAGTTTGTCTTTTATTTGTTGTTCGGACATTCCAAATCTAAAAACCATTCTTTTATGATTTCCATCTTCGTCTGTTTCCCATGCTAATGCAACTACATCGTCAATTGCATCTTCCATAGAAAAAAAATCGGAGTTCTGAATCAATTCCAATTTTACATCAGTATTTCTCAGAACTCCTACTTTTTTAATATGATGTAAATCGGGAGGACTTGGATATCCGTTAGACGGTCTACTATCCCAAGAATCTCCCCAAACATCAAGACTATCAGAGAAAATGAATTCGTAAAGATTATCTCCCTTATAGTTGGGACCTAAACCGTTTACGTATATCAAATTACTC